TTCCCGCAAGACACATCCCCCAGACAGCTATTTTATCTCTCTCATCCCGTTAGGATTACTATCAGCGTTGTACGCTCCCCAGTTCAGGCCGGTTTTGGAGTCTACGTTTAGCCTGAACTTCCGGTTGTTATAGCACATTTCGGGAGATACGTATTCGTAAACTATGTGTTGTAGCCTGGAGAACAAGTCCTTATCCTCATAGATCTTCACTGGAACCTGCATCAAGATCGAGTCATGGACCTGAGCCAATAGATCTACATAAGATCTCTCGGTTATCCCCTCATCAGCGTAGATCTTCCTCATCCCAATATTCAGAGAATCTACCACTGTGGATTGCGGCAGCATGGCATAGGCGGCTTTCCAAAGCTCTTCGTCCCACGCTCCCATGAAGCGCACCTTTCGGCCGAAGCAGTTCGTCAGTGATCTATCTTTCTGAAGCTGGCGTTTCGTTGCCTCATACCACCGTCGAATGCCGGGGTAGATGGAGTGATACATTTCTATAATCACCTTCGATTCGCTTTGCTCCATTTCGTTTACCAGCGCGAATCTGTTGGGACCCTCATCGTAGTTCAGCCCATGATTCGACTTTTTACCACATTGTCTTAGGGACATATTGCGAGGAATTCTAACGTTTATCCCATTCTCTAAGCGAGTTTGAGAGATGAAATCAGGGTCAGAACTGGTTCCAATGAGCTTGGCTTCTCGAGCTATCAGGTCCTTCTCCTGTCGAAACATCAGCGAGGCAGTGTGAATGTGAGTGTCCATTCCACTCTCGACGACGCTAATCATGTTGGCGTCACCAGAGAGATATGCTACTACCACCCATTCGGCTTGGCGTAAGTCAACTTCCCAAAACACGTAACCGGGATCAACCACCAGAAAGCGTTTAAACTCTTGTGGGAGGTTCTGTGTATTAGACCCTGTACCGAAGATTGTTTTTGAGCTAGATAAACGCCCAAACTTGGTGCCTCGCAGGTTGTATGAGCATCTCATTCGTTGATCAGCGTCGAACTCGATTTCGAGATACGTTCCCTTTAGCTTCATCAGCCCACGAATCTCTTGAACGAGCTTGGCCTGACGAAGCCCTGCTCGCTTAGCTGTCGGCCGAGCCAACCGTTGCAGCGCGGTGTCATCTACTGTGATTGCGCCCTCGTTGTAGTAGGGTGGAATGCCCAGCTCGATGTAGAAATAGCGCTGCATATCCTTTGGACTGTTGACGTTGACCTCCCGACCACAGAGCCCGTTCAGCTCCAGCTGCTTCGTTCGAATAGATTCAGAAATCTCTTGCTTTGTTAACTCCATTGCCTCGAGATCTACTGCAATACCCTTTGTCATCAAGAACATTACAGGGTCTAGTAGATCAATTGTTAGGTCATATGTCGACTGGTAGCCGCCGGTAACTAGATCCGGCCAGATTTCATCGTGGATCTCCATCATACAAGCTGCATCCAAGCAGTTATATTCTAAAAATTTCGCGTCCATCTAGGCCTCATCCTTGATATTCTGGAATTTGACCAAGTCCTTCCAGTACTGTTGCGAGTTACAATACAGCGATCCCAAGAAATCTAGACCCTTTCGCAGTTCAGGATATTGAATGCTGTGGGCTATCATGGTATCGTGGATCGGCCCGCGCACTACGATTCCACACTTCGATAACAAGAACTGAATGTCAAAAATAGAGTTCTGCACCACTTTTATCGATTTCTCATTTCCCAGTACTCTCTGTATACCTAACCAGATCTGGGCCTCATCCTCTAGGGACCACCGTCCAGCTAATGGAATCGACACAGCTCGAGAGGGGTCATCGGAGAAAGCTATACAGGCAATTTCGTAGTTCACTACCTCAATATCAAAGCCCACGACCAGAGCACCCTCGAAGTATCGTAACCACTCGAGACACTCCGAGAGGTCTGTGAAGTCATACACTAGCTGGCGTTCGGGCCGCTTGAGTTCGGGGAACAGGCTCTCGACCTTGGCTTTCTTAAGGTCGGCCGCGATCAGGTGGCGGAACAAGTACTGTCCACGTAACGCAGCAGAGGGGTGGATGCAGGGCAGAACCTTCCGAACGTTCACGCCTGGGAGTGGTTCGAAGATGTAGCCGCGGAACTTTAGGATCTTACCAACTCCCGTGAGAGCTGCAAACGCTGTGCCACCACACGCCACCACGATGTTAGGGGACAGCTCGTTCAACTCTTCGTATAGAAACTGTACCCACTCCTGACCGTCGGGCGTAAAGGTGCCCTTTGTAGAGTTGAAATATGGGGCAATATCGTTGCCCTTGGGTTGGACCTTAACGACGTTCGTTATGTAGACCTCGGATCTAATAATGCCTGCAGCGTGCAGACACTGTTCGAGAACACCTCCAGCTGGTCCTACAAAGGGCTTCAGCTGAGCTGATTCGTACGCTCCAGGAGCCTCGCCAACGATAACTATTTTGGCATCTTTTGGCCCCGCGCCTGGAACGATTCGTGGAGCTTTGTCGAGTTGTAGAAAGCCACCCACTGTTACTCCTTCCCTAATAACTCTCGGGAGTCCTTCTCAATAGCCAACATAAACCTGTCTCTATACTCTGGGTTAACGTCCCACCCCATAGCGCTAAGCCCCAAGTTAAATGCCGCCCGAATAGTTGCTCCACTTCCCAGAAACGGAACCAACACCCTTGTTGTAGGAGGGACTAACGTTCTTAGAATCTCTTCGATTAAGGCGACGGGACGCTCGGTAGGATGAATCTTCTGTGCTGGAGTTAACCCTCCGTAGTGAAATACATTCAACCTACCTTGTTGCATAATGAGGGGTCGGCCCTTTCGAGCCATAAAGAACGGTTCATAAGCACGACCAAGGTATAGCTCTGGCTGGAGGGTTTGGCCTTGACTCTTTACCCAAATAGCTGGAATGTCATCTACTAACCACCCCGCTTCTTTAAGGGCTTCCTTTACCTCGGTGAACCACGTAGGTCCAAACCAGAACACTAACCAACAGTTAAAGGAGGCTACACGAAACAGCTCTCGAGCCAGACGGGTTAGGAACTCCCGGTAACTCTCGGCCGGTACCTCGTTGTACGAGTGTACGAGGTTTCCCACGGTATCTTTAGAGGACTTTACCTCGTTCAGGTTGATCCCATAGGGAGGATCACACTCAATCAAGCCAACTCTACCATTCGACGGGAACTCAGCGAGGCCCTGGAAAGTGTCTCCAATTACGTAGCTTTTCTCCGCTACGCGGATAGCGTCCCTGACACCAGTTGAGTAGTAAGTGTTGTCTGGGTCGCTTTGGCGGGCTCTGAGCTCCGAGACAATCACGTCCTCTTCGAGGTTCTTGAGAGTCTTAAGGGCGTCGTCCGCAGTAGCCATAGCGGCTAACTCTGGGATGGCGTCACAGGCGTTAGCTAGTTGGATAGCCCTGGAAACGTTAGCTACACTCTTGTCTAAGAGCTCTGCCGTCTTGCGGCCGGACCACTCTCGCTCTTTGGACTTGTAAAGTTGGTCAATGTCACGGATGAGCCGAGCCTTCTCCGCCCATTCAAAATCCTTGCGAGCAATGTTCTCAAGCAGCTCAACCTCACGAGCGTCTATCTCTCCACTTTCATCTCGGATTAGGACAGGAATCTGGGTGAGCCCTGCGATACCGGCGGCCGTTAGGCGCCGCTCGCCAGCTAACAACCGGAAGTTTGTATCAACAGTTATCGGTTGGATGACCCCTTTCTCTCTTATGCTTTGAGCTAAGGCGTCCAAATCTCCTAGAGCTTTTCGATAGCGGTTATCACACTTTATCTCGCTGATGCTTATGATGCTGACTCGGCCCTGGGGGATACCGTCCTGTATGGGCATTGTTAGTCCTCGAGTTCAACAGTGATTTTCCGAACAGCCATATATCGAATATAAGTAGATAGCCTAAGAAGCTTGACATCGTTGAGAAGGATTTCTGCACTCACTACCTGACCGTTCTGTACAATAATTGGAGCTTCTGGAGTAGCATCCCATGTCATAGTTTGTTTCATTATACCTACTCCTTCAGCGATTCGATTAGCTTCGCTCTATCACTCTCTGACATTCCCTCAACTAGCTTTTCGAGCGTAGACATCCTCTTCCCAGAGCTCTTTCGCTCGGCACGCTCAGCGACCTTTGCAGCCACGGGGCGAGCGATTTCCCTGTTGTGACGCACTCGGCGGAGGCGTTCAAGCAGCTCTTCCTCGGTACACTGGTCGATAGGTTTTACTAGATCAGCGAGACGCATCACATAGCCTTAAATTCTTCTGTGAGTTTATCTATCTCAAGCGCCGACTTGTTGAACGCTGCGATACAAGCTCCTCGTAGTTCGGCTATTGCATACTTATGCATATAGTCAGGATAGTCCTGTAACAAGCTGACCATCATATCCGCTATGTTTGCATCTGGCTTCAGAAATGGAGTAAGAGCATCGTTAAACGATTTTAGAATTTTTAGATTACGTTCTGTACGGTTGATTCGCTCTAGTGTGAAGATGTCCATCTTTGTCTCACTTGTGTTCCAATTTGGAACAGCAGGGCGAGGGCCAGCTGCTCACCAGGCTTCCCCAGGAGTAACTCTCGCTACCCATCGTGTGCCCTATGTCAGAGCAGCCGGCTTTTACGCTATCTCTTTGGTGGACGAACCGCTGTGCTCTTCACAGTCCCTTCGTTTCCCTCGGTCGGCAACCTCGGAAGTTGCAGTCGGTTATAGATATTGCCGCTATCATCCGGCTCCGACAACGTGAGATCGCACGACGCTGTGGCGCCAGCGAAGTCGTCCACGTTAAAACCGTCAGAGTCAAAGGGAATCTTGAAGGCGAACAGAAAACGTTTGAGCAACAACATCTTGAAGTTGGATTTCTGAGGATCGTCTCCGGTACTCGGCAGAGATATAAAGTGGGTGACGTTTGGGGCCTTGTCTTGGCCTTGGATTCCCAGAGATACCTTGATCTGATCCTTTGTTCCTTCCTTGTTCTTTCCCTCGTCGGCCGAGGCAATCACGAGGTCGTAGCGGCCGTTGGGAACTGGCTTGGACTCTTGTATGTCGTTGAGATTCAAGGGGATTTTCACTTTAGTACCTTTCTGTGGTTTAAGGGGCTTACGCCCAGTGGTCGGCTTTCACCGAATTTCATCTATTTTATCTCAATTCCTAAAGTCTTCATCTCGTTGAGTACCTTACTTGATGTTTCGTTAGTATAGTTTCCCGTACTAATTAAGGGTGCAGCAGCTTTGAGTAGATCCCAAAGATGATTTATGAAAGATTCGATCCCACCAGGATAGTACATGTCAATATACTTGAGATCTGGATATCCTTCTCGTTTCTGATAGGCCATACCAAATCCAGTCATGTCTCACCCTTTAATTGCTTCTTTTCCCAGCTCAAGATTCCACCCAGGCCTTGCCCAACAGGATCTTGGCCGAAATCTACTGTCCCATCCTCGAATGGATCAAGCCCCCGAATAGCAGTACGAACACAGGTTGTCATTCGATCGGGCTTCGTTTGGAGTTTGTATAGGATCTTCCCCTCAGCGCTTGGTTCAGCTTCCATCACAAAGATGTCAGAGAACAATAGAGGAATCTTTGCGACTAAGCGACCGGTCATCATAGGTTTACGGAAGATCTTCTTCGTATACTCATCCTGTTTTATCTCAAGATGACCAGTCATGTAGATGCCCTTGCCAAGCGCTACGAGCGATCTACACACGTTGGTAAAGGCTACCATTGAAGGGCCGTAGTCGTCTTGTTGCGGCCACTCTCCAAACCGACCGTTGATAGTAAGAATCCTATCCATAATTAAGTCAAGAAAAGTAGTGATTGAATCCATCCCGATCCAATCGAAGTTGTCGAAGAATCCCTCTGCGAGCTTCTTGTTAAAATCTTGCTCCCAGAGTTGGTACAGATCACTCCCTTTTACCGAAGACTTATCGCTAGGTATCTTCTTCGAGAGGGATGCAGCTGCAAGATTGAGTCGATCCGGGAGATACTCTTCATACTCTACGTCAAAGCCTCTCAGCGAGAGGATCGCATTGGAGTCAAAGAGATATGCAAACTTCCGTCCAGGTAGTGTGAGGAACTGAGTGGTCTTTCCGCTCCCTGTGTCTCCGAGAGCGAGAATCTTGTGTTGAGCTGTTTCCTTTGCGTTAAGGGCGTTGAGCATCAGCACTCTCCCCCTCTCCAAGAATTTCTTGCAGAAAATCTCCAATAACAGCTTCTTTGATGCAACCTCTAGGAAACGTCATAGATCCCTTAATTCCTCGGCATGCAAGACAATCCTGAATCCAAATAGGATCGCCCTCATAAACTAAAACACGAATAAGTCTTTGCATACTATTATTCCTTTATCAGCTTGTCAAGTCCTAAAGTCTCAAACGGAGACCATGGCTCTACCACGTATCCCTCGGGAATACCTCGAGGTTTTTAGGTTCTGGACAGTGCCGGCAGATGTCGAGGAACTCACAAGGTCCGAATTTCCTGAAGCAGCTGTCCTCGTTCTTGGGAAACGCATCATCGGCTTCGATCTTCCTAATCCAACTCACAGTTCCCTCTATCCACTCGTCCAACATCATCTGTTGGTGAGAGACAGGAATGAACTTGAATTTGTCGTGTACCTTCTTATGAACCAGGGCTGCGTCGACCCACACTTGCTCAGCACCATAATAAAGGGAGCCGCCGTATTCGTAGCCTTTGATCTGACCGTGGGAATCCCAAGACTCTAGATATTGAGTCTTGAAGCCGCCGTCGATCTTGTAATCACTGGTGGTCTTGTGTTCGATGATGAGAGTTTGGCTGTTGTACTTGATAACCTTATCTAATTTCCCGCAGTACCAAGTATCTACCAGATTTGGCAGTGGTACCGCAAACGGCTGTTCGATTGCCACGACCTCACACGTCGTGAGTATCTGCCAGCGCTGTTCGATGTAGTGAGCTAACATCTCCTCGGCCACAGCAGGTGTGCGGGCGCCTAGCCGCTCGATAGCCTCGAGGTCCAGCTCGAGGGACATTCCTTCTTCTTCCCACTTTTCGAGAAACTTGAGAGTGGCAAACTTTCGCAGATCAACAGGGGAGAAGTTTCGAGCCTGACCCCAAACGGTGTCCATTGCGGAGTGCCAGCAAGAGCCAAAGATGAGGGGCATCGCCGCACGGTCGGGGCGGAAGTTGAACACGTGCCGCAATTGAAAGAACCGTGGACACGTTTTGTAGCCCGAAAGCTGAGTATTATCCCGGAAGATGCTATTCGTGGTTGGAGCTTGGTTCACGTTGAGTTCCTTGTAGAATTGTGGGAAAGTACAACGAGCGGTCCACGTAGCCAGTTTTTGTATGAATCAGTAGGTTAAGCCGCTCGTGTTTCAACACGAAGATCGAACAAGCTACCGCACAGAGAGACGTTAGAGATGTGAGGAGAATCCAATCATCTT